AACTGTACGACCGGGACGGGAACCCTTTGGACGTTCACAAGGCAAAGATTGACGCCTTGAGGGAACTCCGTGACGAATATTGGGGTCGCCCGCTTTTGATTCTGTACAATTTCAAGTTTGAGCTTGGAGCTCTTCGGCGGGAGTTTGGGGCGCGTCTTCCGGCGATACACGGAAAGACACCCCCGAAACGAGCGGCGGCGATACAAGACGCGTGGAACGCCCGGGAAATCGGTTTGCTCGCTTGTCAGTCGAGAACTATCGCCCACGGTCAAAACCTCCAATATGGGGGGAACGACATGGTTTGGTATTCACCCACAGACGACCCCGAGATTTACGACCAAGCCAATTGGAGAATTCGACGGCAAGGGGTCGAAGGGACGGTCCGCATCCACTCATTGATTGCGGCGGGGACGGTCGAACGACTTATCACCCGACGGAATCACCATAAGGAAGAACGTCAAATGAATTTATTAGGTTCATTGAAAAGGAGTCTACCAGCATGAGAACAATCGAAGAAGCTTGTCAAATAAACGTTGTGTTACGCGGGTTACACCGGGACGACATCCCGCCCCTCAAAGAGTTACGGAAAGACCTCGACGAAGCTTGTCGCGCCGGAAACACCAAACGGGGTGTAGCGCTTTTCGAAATGTTGGTATTAGCAACGATTCTCGAAGATATGTTTAAGGACGTTCCGAGGGTTGAGGATATGGAAATAAAAGGGACGATTACGGTCTAGGGGATGACAAAGTCAAAGCCCTTGGAAGCGGCGACAAACGTCAAAATCAAAGAAATAATTTTAAGCCATTGAGAGAACGTGAACCGAACTTGCGCGGCGTGTTCGGCTTTGCACCTTTTGATTTCATCAAGAAGCGCATCTTTGTTTGGGAGCGTGGATACATAAGTTCTTATCGCTGACATGTTTGTAGCGAGTTCGGTTACCCTTCCGTGAATCTCTTCGATTTTAGTCTCGGTTCGTTGGGCGTATCGGTCCGCCGTTTCGAGCGCTATTCTTTTGATTCTATCATCGTCTGTCATGTCCTGCCCTTTCGCACTGTTTGAAACTGAGTTATCCACGGCCGACATGGCATTCCCTTTGACGGATTCCCGGTATTCGGTAGATATAGGTATACGTCGGCCCCTCTTTTTGAACTACCCACATATTGACGCTGTCGAAAAACATTTTTGCATGCTGATTGAGTCTCACTGTCGTTTGACGGTCTCCGTAAAGGTTAGGGGAGGGATACCGAAGGCGGTCGGCTTCGGTCGTTAGGTCGGTATACTTAGCGAATTCACGAGCATTGAATCGTGTCCAAGACCAGTGGCGTTCAGTCGGCCCCCCGTTATAGATGAGGTTCGAGCCCACATCATACAGAACGTAAACGTTCAACCCATCAAACCCGGTAAGGATTGATGAATCTTGGTTACAGTTCATAATCTCGTGCATTTCAGTAACTTGATTCTGGCCTACTGAATACTTACCAATGACTTGGTTTGTCCCGAGAACGTTTGAAAAATACCCTGTAACCAAAGTTGACTCGCCCGTCGAACAGACGTTGCCCCACTGCCCATCGTAGATACTGAGGGTGAGGGGGGTCCCCGGGCTACTAAGGTTATACGCGAACGCCGAATTTAAGTGGTGGGACGACCCCGACAAGTGCGACAAGAACCAAATCTTACCGTCGGCATCCCGGGGCGTCACCCCCGCGCTTATAGACCGGTACCCGGCGCCGGTATCGAGGTTCCCATTCCCGACTTGTTCGTTTGTAAAATCGATACCGTTAACCGTTTTCAAGACATCGGTATCGTACAGGCCACCTTTGTAAAGTAAGAGTGTGTCGTCGGTACCGAGAATATCCAACATAATCATTTCAGAGTAAGTGTACATCCCGGAGTTCCACTCAGCTTCGGGAACACCTGTCCAGTTTACCAGGTCATACCGCGCAACCTCGGTGTCAAACGTATGCCTGTAGTGTACATAAAGTTTTGTTCTCGAAGCGCAAATCTTCGTATCCTGTGTTCCCGTAGGAACATAGGCCGTTTGAATGTCCCGGGCATATGAGGGATGGTTATCTTGGTATTCCCAAGCATCTATGCACCTGATTTGATTGGCCGCTATATCCGAAGCACGGACATAAATCAACATAGGCATGTCTTTTTCATAGTTCCACGCAAGGCATGCGTCGTGGACAGCTTCGCCCATACTCCAATTGTTGTCTTGTTCGGTTAACCATGAGTTTTCCCACAACGTTCCCGTTAAGTACTCGGGGCCAGTTGACCGCCCGGGTTTCACCCCTGATATTCCGTGCATATCAATACAGTGGTTCAACCGCCGTTGCGATTGGTACCTTTCCGAGTTTTCCCATTCGTGGGGCGGTTGCTCACCTGCGACCCAACCCGTATCAACTTTCGAAACGCTCGGGGCAATGCGGTTCCCAAGGTTGCCCCAAAGTTGCTTGTTTTCAACAAAACCGGTCATGATAAATCAATCCTTTCTATGGCAACACGGGCCAGTTGGTAATCTCGATTTCTACCCCCGCCGATACCGGCGCCGACTCAACAAGGAATAGGCGGTTACGGTTGCTTATCCACTCTTCGAGTTCGACTTCGACCCGCCCGACATACGGGCTTGAAAGGTGCGGTTCGACCTCGAACGTGTCGCGGATGAAACGGTATATGTCCGGATACGACACCCCCGCACCCGTCACGGCGACTTTTGCGCGTATCCTTTGCCGGTACTCGTCATCACTCGCGGGTTCATTTGTGGAGAGCCCAAACAAGCTATTGTAGAGACCAACTGCGTTTACTTGAGGTAACGTCCCATAACCTTTGTTAGGGTCGCTTACATCTGTTTCGGCGCGGTATGTGAAAATGATTGACGGGTCGACTTCACCCGCCGGACGAGGGACGCCCACGATTGCGCCGATGATGTCGAGCCAAACCCCTTCCGCCGTATCTAACCAACGGTTCAAGAGTAAACCTTCTAACAGCGCATCGGCTTCGGCGATACGGTTGAATATGGCGCGAAAGAGCTCGATCATGTCTTCGGCGTCTTCGAATTGGTTCAGGAGCCTTTGTAAAGCTGTGTCTATACGTGCCATGGTTATGCCTTGTTGATGATGATAATTGTATCATCGGTTCTCGCGATTTGGTCAATGTCCATGGGGATGTCGTCTTCTTGAGTCGGGCTTGGGGACGTCCCGATATAAAGTGAATCAACCGTGTGGCCCGGGGTTTCGTTGATAGGTGTGTAGAGCCTACTGTGAATAACGGTATCCCCCAAAAATAGGTTTTCCTCGAAATACGTGACCAGGTCACCCTTGATAAGGGCGTCGCCGTCTCCAGGGTACGCTGAATCAACGGTCAGGTTTACAATGATGTAGACCGAGACCTCAGAAGGCCTGTCCCATTTGATAGTGAACTGGTCACCTGATTGTTCCTCGGTGTAAACGTAACTCGTCGAGCCGTGGTACCCGATACCGGCGGCGACCGTTCCGAACAACGCTTCGGCGAGGTCACCGTCCGAACCCCCATTCACAACAACCCGAATATGTTGCGGTGGAACGTCGCCTACAGTTGCTTGGGTGTTGTTTGCCTGAATCTCAACCATGTCGACGCCTTCAACGTCAAGAAGCGCCGCACGAATCGCCGTGACGGTCGCGGTCCCTGTTTTGGTTGCCGCATCGTTTCGGCGGATTCTGAGCTCGGTGTCGCTCTCTTCGTCTCGCCCTTCCGCGGCATCCGTGAGATTTGTTACGCTGTCCCAACCGAAGACTGAAGTTTCAATCTTCGTAAGCGTCCCGGCGGGTGCGGCGATGGGTCCCGTTTCTTTCGCCGTTGCGGAAACGTCGCCGGTCGCACCCGCCGCAACGGTGATTTGAACGTCCGTCCTGAACCGCTTCCCGACCTCCGGGTCGCTCACTTCCGAGCCCGCCGGGATTGTCGTCCCTTGGGTCGGGTGCGCACTGCAACGAAGTGTGGTCGTCGAGTAGAGTTTTTCTTTTCGGGTCAAGCCGTTCAGCTTCACCAGTTCGGAAAGGAAAACCCCTATCGTACTGTTCGGGTCAAAGATGTTTGCGACCGCCTCAATCAGTTCGTTTTGGTCGGCGATGGCTTCCGAAAAGATAGCTAAAAACTGACCCGTAACGCTTTGCGCGTCGGACCTAATACCCTCGCCCCATACTGATTTTAAATCGGTAACAATCTTTTGGAAAATGTCGTCGTACCTGTCAACAATCAGCCCGTTTTCATCAATTTGACTCATATTGTTACCTCTGTTTCTATCAGTCCGTAAACTGTTTGCGCTGAAAAACCAATAGCGGCGCCTCTATTAACATTGTCAATTCGGGCTAGGAAAGTATTTAGTTGAAGAACGCCGGGAGTTTCCAGTATGACCCGACGAAGAGTGAGGTCTTTCTCACGCTTCGGGACTTTCGGGTCAAACATCCCACCCGAGTCAATCCACTGTGTCCCGATATAAGTATTAAAAGTCCATTCGTACTTCATGGTTAGGATTCGGATTTTTACGTTTTGAATAACTTCTTCGGCACCACGCACGAGAACCAAATCGCCGCCTACCCGTTCCAAATCGTGCGCCGCATTTAGCTTTAAATCAATCATGGTACCTTCACCTTTTCAACCTTTGCGCCCGACATGTCCGCCGTCGAAGGTGTCCCCGTCGACGTCGTTGGGTTGATAACCCCCGGCGTCGGGGTTGCCCCGACTGTTGCGGTTGTTACGTGTATGTGAGCGTTGTACGCCGTGATTAAATCATTCAAATGCTGTTTTAAATCGTCGAATGCCGCCTTCATGTCATCGAAAGCGACGGCAAAGTCGCCCGCGCCCGCTTCCGCGAGTTCGACGAGGTCGGCGTTCACAACCACTTTCCCGTCTTCAACTTTGACATAGTTGCTTCCACCCCCGTGTCTAACTTCAATGACGTCGGTATTTATGACGACCTTTCCATCAACGATTTGGATGTAGTGTTTGCCTTCCCGGTCGGTTATTGAAAACCCTTCCGGGAACGACGTTTCAACGTCGGGTATTAACCCCGGGCTCGGGTTGATTCCGGGAATCGCAATAGCGTCGCTTTCGTGGAGTATGTGGTTCAACTCGGGGTCAACAACGCCCCCCTGGTCGAACCATGTCGCGAGGGACCTTTGTGAAAACATTAAGAGGACATAAGAGTCAACCGCGATGTCATGCGTCACCCAAAAATTACCCGAACCTGTGTATTGGACCGGAACGTCGTCGATGATAGACATGTTCTCGGGGTCATCTGCATCGGCGTAAAGCCGTTGGAAACATGGTTGGACTGAAACGGTCTGGTTGACCCTGTCGAATGCAGTCACTTTTCCCGGCATGCAAAAGTTAAACGCCCTCATGTACATGTCTATAATCTTTGCAAATGCAACGTCGAGGTCTTCACTCTCGGTCATGTAGCCTCACTTTCGCTCGAAACTATGTCTGTATAGAATTCTTTGCCGAAGTTTGACCCGTGATGGTTCACCTTATCACAGATGTAAACGCTTTCGAGTTTGGCCGAAGGCACCTTCTTCAAAGGGTCGGCGATTTGGTACGCCGGCGCTTCCGACTTAAACTCAATTGGAACGTTTGGGAAAATTTCGGGATTAAGGAGCGACCGCGCCGACGCACGCAAAAAGAGCTTAGCGTTCTCTTCGTCGCTCTTTTTACCCTTCTTCGTTTCGTTTCGGCTTTCGGCTTGGATGACGGGTGAGCCAATCATCCCGGTCGTCGGGCCAAGGATAACTTTCTTGAACCTTGCCTCAAATAATTGAGGGAGTTGGTTATCGTGAACCATCAAAGACCCTTGTTGAATCTCCCACGTTAAATCCCAATTCTGACAAACAGTATCGAGGCAATCTTTGACACGCCCTTGAAACGACATACTCGAAAGAAGTACGTCGGGTCGGTCGTAGTCGATAACGGGGGGCATCCCCATGGCATCCCCAAGGTCTTTGACAATCGACGAAATGGTTGTCCCTTTTGAGTATGCTTTGTTAAACCGGGCCGTAGAAAACTCCGCGTGACCGTCCGCCGCGGAAATCACAGTTTCCCAATCCGTTCCGAAACGTGCGCTGTAAACGTTTGTCGTTACCCCCCGAAAGATAAGCGACAGGACATCCCCATACCCGGCTTTCAGGTCTATCCCTTTATGGGCGTCTTCGAAAAGGTTTCGGGATTTATCAGACAACCCGTAAACCTTTACCAAAGCTTGGTTAGGCATGGGCGGGTTTTTCTGCTTCGACTGAACGGGTCGACGTAAAGACACGTTAAAAGCGAAATGCAGGTCGGTAATGACGTGCTTTTCATTTTCAGTGTAGACAGTCAGTTCTACTTTCCGGTTAAAAAATATCATGTCAAGTCCCCTAAAGGGATGTACGCTAAAACGAAAATATCCCCGAAATCTTCAAAGTTCGGGTTTCGGTTTTTACCTTCGGAATCGATAACCATTAAATGGCCTAGTTCGGGGGTTGCATACGGTTCAAGAATCGAGCAACCGGGGACGATTGCTAAACCGTTTAGTGTGTACCCTTCAGTCAACTGCTGAAAGTCCATATACCATTTTTGTTCGGTTAGGTTCCAATGGAATGTCATGAGACAATCATTCCCGTCTAACGTCACTACCTGGTCAGGGTTTGGGTGGGGTACCGTTGGGATAATTTGTTCAGCCATAGTTAATCCCCAACCCTTCCGCCATTTGTCTCAAAACGGACTTTTGAGGTTTCGTCGCCTCTTTAGTTTGTTGCTTCCCCCGGTTCGATTTTTTCGCCTGTTTCTTTTTTGAGTCGGTAGCTTCTTTTGCTTTTGGGGGGTCGTTCTTCACTTCCTCAGGAAGTTCACTTGCCAAAGCTTCCGATGTTTCATTTTGGACAATTCGCACGTTTTTAAACTCAAGTTGTACGAACCAAGCGCGAACTTTATCTACCTCCCGAATTGGTCGGACTGCCTTTAAGAGCATGTCTTGGTAGATGTAGTGTTCAGTCGTAACCGTAATCCTCTTTTCATCACTATTCATCAATTCGTAAATCGCGCTTTGTTTATCCTGCCATGTTGACAAGAACGACGGGGACCCTGTCCCGATAAACTTCGTGATAATGCCTACGGCGTCGAATTCCGCATCGGCGAAAATTGTGTCAAGGATTAAAATCGGAGGGCGCTTGATTTTCATATCCGAAACCGGTGTCCCGTCTTCGACCGGGTGTTCCGTTATGTCGAATTCGTACGACGGCATTTCGACTTTTAAGACGTCGATAACGATGTCGTTGATTCGTGCGGGTGCAAGCCCATACCGCTCCAAAAGCTCGGTGGGGTTCTGTGCTAAATTTACGATGTCGGGGAATCCCATTTTTCTACCTCACAATCCCTTTATCATTATTCCGGACCGCTTCCCCCGCTTTCTCCGCGAGAAGGTCTGAAACCCGACGCGCGAAGTTCTCCCCGTCTTCGCCCGGTAGCTGGTTTACTGTCATCTGTGGGGCAAAGTTAATTTGTTGTGACGAGGTTTGGCTGGTTGTGTTCGCCGCCGCTTGTACCACCGCAACCGATGCGGTTGGAAGCGCGGGTGGTACCTGTGGCGGCGCAAAACCGCCACCCCCCGAGGATGGGGGGTTATCACCCGCCTTGGGTGAGACACCTCCTTGGATTTGCCCCCCTCCAACCAATTCGTCAAAGAAGGGGATCGATTTTAGTTGTTGCCAAATCCAATCTATCGCACCCCCAACCCACTGTTTCGCCGCTTCGTAAACCCCCTTAAAAATGTCAACGGCAGTACCCTCGACGCTTTGCAGTGCGAGCGCTATTGACTCGCCGACATTTGACAAGAGGTTGAACACACCCTCAACAGTTTCCTCTATTGCCCCAAGAAAAGACTTTGCGGCGTTGTCGGCATGCCCTAACGCTTCTGAGAACTTCCCTTGGAACAAAGCGCCAAACGCGGCGACGATTGCGAAAATTGCGTTGAAGACCTCATCGGCGATGTCGACCAAGTCGCCGAAAGTATCCCCAAAGAATTCTACCCAATACGCAATCGCGGTTGTGAAGTCCGCCGACAATGCCGACCAAACCGTCGTAAAGAAATTGACAAAGTTTGCGATTGTCGCTTCGAAGTCCTCAACCATCCAGTTGTACGCATCCGGGATGGTTTGCGTGAAGAATTCGATTATCGTTAGATTAAGTTCGTCGGGGTCCATACTGAGAAGTCCCGCAATAAATGCCGCGACGTCCTCAGCGAGGAACTTACCGATTGCGTTGTGTATAGGCTCAAAAGCCGACTCACCGCCATTCAGTGTGACGAAAAGGTCTTCGAGGGCGAGCGCCGCTAAGACAAAGAGACTGACAATCCCGGCGGTCTTGAGGCCCGTCAAAGCGGCTTTAAATACCGCCGTCGCAACGGATGCCCCTCTCAACCCTGTGATTATGGGTTGGAGCGCACCCGCGAACTGATAGAGCTTCAAAGCGGCGATGGTTACGCCGAGAAGCTTCAAAGCATTGGTCAAACC